AACTATGGCATCCGCGACGCAAGTTGTTCCACAGCCACTCAGCGGGGAAGAAATCCGAAAAGGGATAGCCTCCCGCATTTCCTCAGAGGTTCCCGAAGAACACGCCGAAGCAGTCAAGGAGATTGTGTACCTGGGCCTGGCCGCGACGTGTTCGCTGGAGTCAAGCACAGCCTACTCGAAGTTCAAGGCGTCGTGGAAGTTGGCGTTTTCCGCTCCTCGTGTACCAGCCATTGACGGAATGAACAACGGTCTTGCCGTGTGCTGGTGGGTGGACTACGAACTTGACGACTTCGGACGAATCACTAAGGGAGGAATCGGAGGCAACACTTCCAACTCAAAGTTTCGCATCTGCAATCAACTTGCCGTCATGGAATTGCCTCACATTGAAGGAGAGATTCCAGAGGTTCCACCTGACCGCTTCCGCCGCGAGACAAGCCAGCCGATCCCCAAGCCAAGAGAACTAAAACAACCTGACCCGCAACAAAGTTCGCTTTCACGGGCGGTTCGTGGTCAGGGAAAACGGAGGGACGTGTGACCCCAAGACAGCTTAACCGTCTCATTGGAATCCTCGACCGGGCTGTGAAAGTCGCTGAACGTTGGGCTGATAAGGAGTACCCTCTTGCCAGTGAAGAAGAAGCCACCATTTCTCGTGTCGGCGACAGGCCGCTCCCTCAAACCGAAGAAGAGTACAAAGCCTTCGAGCCAGAAGTCGGTCGTTTTGAGAAAGCCTTCCTCCCTCGCGCCTAAGCGCACGGCTGCAATCATCATGCGCCGACTTGACATCGACCCCAAGACGGTGGCCCTCATGCCTACCGAGCCAGCAGAGATTCTGACGCGATGCTTGGGTGGGAAACGCAAAGACTTCCCTCGCAAGCAGGTGTTTGCATACTGCGCGGCATCCACCATGCCCGTCTGCCGAAAGTTCCTCGATTCCATCGGGACCATCGGTAAAGTTGATCTGGCAATGCTTTCGTTTGAGGCGATGTGCGTCAAAGCCGCGGTAAGCCCCCTGGAGATGCTTGGAGCCATCCTTATGTCCGCCAAGTCGCTCAAGGCAACTGAGAGCGCCCTGAAAGTAATTCTGGCACACCCTGACGTGATTGATACAACCGTCGAGACAGCAAAGATTTCCGGACCCGCCGGATACTCTGACCGGAGGATGCTGCATGAGACGGTTGGGTTCCTTCCAACTAAAAAGGGTGGAATGGAAATCAATATCGGGCTTGGCCGTCCAAAAGAAGATGACGAGGAAGAAACGGACGCGGATGATGCGTGGAGTGAGGTGTTTCCTCCTCTTGGAAACAAGATTCAAGACTGGTCGGAGAACAAGCACAAGTTGCTGGAAGGTGGTAAGTAGACTTGTACTCTGAAAAAATTGTCGAACTCACGATTCGAGACTTTGAACGCAGAAATGGGTGGGAGCCTGTCTTCCATACCGTAGATGAGTGCGACGAAAAAGCTGAATACATTGAAAGCACACAGGAAATTGCATCCTCTAAGGGTGGATTACGGCGTGGATGGTTTTGGAAAGATGGCAAGGCTCCTACAGAAAGAAGAGTCAAGGAAATCGAGCGGTGGGTCGAAAATGAACGGTTCCTTTGCTTTGCTTCCGCTGAGTATTTTGTAACTCGCTATGCCTACATCCGCGCCGCCAACACCCGGTTGGTTCATTTTGACTTCCGCATTGCCCAGCGAATCTACCTCTCGTTCCTGGCCGAGTGCGACGATCAGCAAATAGCCATTCAGCTTTTCATTCTCAAAGCTCGACAATTAGGTGTGTCCACCGTCACAGCATTGTTCTTTATGCATAGGATACTTGAGGTAGCCAACACCTATGCGATTGTGGCTTCGGTGCAGGTTGAACAATCTAAAAAACTAAAAAACATGATGGACACCTGCATGGACAAGCTCCCATTCTGGCTCAGGGTGGGGCAGACTTCCACTAAAGCAAGTGAGCCAAAATGGGCGAATGGTTCTCGTCTCTCTGTCCAAGCAGGAGCGCAGGAAGTAGGTATCGGACAAGGAGACTCACCTTCCTGCCTTCATATTTCTGAGCTTGGCGACTACACGAACCCGAAGCACACGCTCGATGAAGGGTTGTTCCCGGCCTGTCACCAACTGCCATCTCTGTTCATGGTTCTTGAGGGAACCGGCTCGATGTCTACTACGTGGCAAAAGGAAAGTTGGGAACTCTACTCGTCAGGTAAGGGAAGGTTTACAGCATTCTTCATCCCCCCGGCCTGTGCGACTGACCTTTACCCTCCAGAGTCGTTCCTGAGACAGCACCCCGTTCCTGAGCCGTGGGATAGCTTCGTGACTGACCGTACCCGCAAGATGCGGCGACGGGGAGAGTTGTTTATTCGGCAGACTCCGTACCTGTCAAAAGTATTAGGCCGAAAATGGGAGATGCCGAAAGAGTTTCAGTGGTTCTGGCAATGTGGGTACGAGGAGGCGGTAGCCAAACACGCTGAGCGGGAATTTCTCGCGGCCAACGCCGTCACCCCGGAAGACGCCTTCCAATCGAAAGACGATCCGATTTTCACGCACGAGACAATCACTCTGGTAACGGAAGCGAAAGAAAAAGCTAACCTTGCCTACGCGATAACCGGGCGAACGATTCTCATGGGAAACGACAACCAACCCTACGAGCCAAATCCAGTAGACGTGAATCAGGATGAATCGACGATAGTTCTCGACTGGACCGGATTGGACGACAACGAGTACCGATGGAATCTGGTTCCCTTGAAGCAGTTTGATGACTCGACAGACGAGGCTTGCTTTGACAAGTTGATGATCTTCGAGGGGCCGCAACCAGGAGCCGATTACGCGATTGCCATTGACACGGCGGGTGGTCTTAACAAGCCAAACGAGGATCGGGCAAGTTTGAAGGTAATTAAAAACGGAGGCAGCACGGAGCCTACCGTGGAGGTAGCTTCATTTGCTTCCATCCGCGTCAACTCTCCGCAAATGTCGCGCATCGCCGCCGCTATCGCTGTTCTCTATGGGACAGATGGAAGCGGTCACATCACCTCGGCGAATCAGCAGGTGGTCAAGTTTATCATCGAGCAGATTAGAAAGCGCGGTGACGAGTGCCAAAGCCAGTTGAAGATTATGGGATTCCTCGACCACCACATCATGCTCCGCATCGACAAGAAAGGGAACGTCTTGCAGAATAGCGGACATCAGGAGGGCTGGTACACCCGCGACTACAGCCGGTCCTACCTGTTGGAAAGATTCGTGGATGCAGTCAATACCGGATGGCTGATTCTGAATGACCCAATCGTAATCAGGCAGCTTGCCACGTTCGTCAGAAAACAATCGTCAGAGGGAAAGTATGAGATGGTCCACCAGACAGGTCAGCACGACGACGCAATCTTCGCCGCCGCCTTGGGTTGGACGACATTTCACGAACTTGAAAACTCCGCGCAGCGTATTCAAAGCCGGTGGCCTCTGACCAAAAAAGTCAAAGAGGCGGTCGATTTGTGGTGCGACCGGAGTATGCTTGTGGATTCAGGAAGTAGTTATTCTTTGCCTTTAGGGGCGTAAAGGGGGTAATGTATCAACATGGGAAACGTGCAACTGTGCGGCAAGGAGCGGACGGTAGTCTACCGGGAGCTTGGTTCTTCCAGAATACTCGGATTCGGGATTGAGGGCGCCCCACCGATCAACTGTTCAGAGGGGCTGCGCTACGAGACAATCACTGTATTCCATGCCCACGAACTCGACCGCTTCATGGACCAATACCGTGCGCAGCACATCCGAGACGAGGAGCAAGCGGCTCTCGTAAGGTTGAATCGGGAGCGTTCTTTCCGACAATCCAATCGAAGTGCAATTATTGCACGAAACGCGCATCTTGACCCGTTCAACCGGGCGGTCAATTTGAGGATGCTCGACGCTCAGGATAAGATGTATGAGGAGACGCTTTCCCGTAGAATCAGGGCAGTTCCCCGGCTAGCAGCGGAGATGTACGAGGCTGGCGGTGATGACACGAGGATCGTGAAAGATGCAATGAAGGGGTCAATGTGAGACTGGAAGAGCCAGAGCGTCAATTGTCGTGGCAGGCTGGCTGGCGTAAAAAGCGTCGTGCTGACATGACTACGCAGGAGCGAGAAAGACTCCGCGAGGCCAAACGGAAACTTCGGGCCAGAATGACCACGGAACAGAGAGAGACGGAACGTATTAAAAGCAGGGAAAGTAAGTTCCGTCGGTACCATGACCCAGATTTAATTGAAAAACTAAGAGAAAGAAGCAGACTGTGGGCGCAGAATCTCGCTCCGGACAAAAAGGAAGAAAGAAAGAAAAAGCAGGCTATTCGGGCCAAGGCGAGACGCGATAGCATGACCAAAGAGCAAAGGGAGGCTGAGAACGCATATCAGCGAGCATGGAAATCTGCTTCCGAGGAGAGGAGAGATGCTTCCCGCCAGAAAAACCGCGAATGGTACGCCACTAGAGACGCAGAACAGAAACGTCGCAAAAATGAGATTGAGAAGGCGCGGCTTTCCGCTAGAGATGCCGAACGAAAGGCGCGGGACAAGGCGGTAAAGGCTGAATGGAAGCACTCCCACAGAGAAGTGAGCAGGGCGGTTAATCGTAAGCGAAAAGCTGCTGCTAGGGCTGGGGGAAATTTTACGGCTCAAGAATGGACGGAACTTGTCGAACAATGCGACCATCGGTGTTTATGCTGCCAGAGACGGGAGCCAGAAATAACGCTCACCGTAGACCACATTGTTCCGGTAAGTAAAGGCGGATCAAACACGATTGAAAATCTCCAGCCGTTGTGCGGTTTGTGTAATTCTAAGAAGGGTACTTCGATAATCAGATACGGGGTGCTGAATGCTGCATGACGATGAAACAAGAGTGCTGAGCTGGCAGGCACCGCCCCGTGAAACGGACGGCTCCCAACTAAAGGGATGGATGGACGAACTGGTTCAAACCGGCGATTCATGGGTCCAAGGACAGCCGGGAATCGCCAATCTCGACAACGACATTCAGCTTTTGATGGGGACCGGCCAGAACCGGGATATGCCCTCGAATCTCCTCCAGCCGGACATCCGCTCTTTCGTTGAGACCATTACAGACCTTCGCCAGATCGCCACAATGGGATCAAAGGCGCAACAGGCAAAGAAGACCATTGCGCTCTACAATGATATTTTCAAGTTCGTATTCTGGGATTCACTCTACATCCCCAACACACGCAAGGCTCTCCAGTGGGCCATTTTAGGCCGTGGGTACAAGTGGCAGAAGTTTGGGCGCAACAAGTTTGGATGGGGAAAGCCGAAGATCATCTTCGAGTCTCTTGGTCCGCGCGAGTTTCTTCCTGACCAGATTCCCCACAATAACGATATTGGCGGATGCTATGCCGGCACGATTGTATATCCGATGGGGATAGCCGAGGCTCATGCCCGCTTCCCAAAATTCCAAGAATGGCTCAAGCCGATCTCTCAATACTCGTGGTCGAAGTACGGATCACTAGGAATGGCGCGGCGCTACGACTTCTACGACCGGCACAGGTTTCAAGGCGACGGCGACTGGCCGAACAAGTATATTGAAATCCGCTACCACTTCATTCACGATCTCAGAATCAACGATACCGGCTACACGCAGCCAATGGGCGTCAAAGGATCGACGTGGGGATATGATGTTCCTACGCTGGGCGACTTGATTGTGAGCGTAGACCCAAACAACGGGTTGCCAAGGTCAAGAACTGCTGAGATTGCAGACTGCCGTATGTACCCTCGGATGCGCCTGGTCATCACTTCACCATCCTGCCCGTTCCCGATGTACGACGATACAGCTTTCGATATGCATGGAGAGATTCCCGTCACGCAGCACGACGTGAATGATTACCCGTGGGCCGCGCTCGGCTACTCGATTGTCTCAGGTGTGAAGGGGTTGGAAGTCGCTCGTCGTGATCGAATGTCGGACATCAACACCGTGAAGGCTATCGAGAAAGACCCGCCCTTGGGCACAGACGTATCGACAGGCGTCTCCCGCACCCAGATGGACAAGCTCGACCTGCTCCACGCGCAAGGCGTGCGCGTGGGTGGCAAAGGCGATCCGTCCAAGTGGACTCGCTCATTGCTTCCTGAGGGCGTCAAGATCGAGGAATCCGACTTTAAGGCTGTGGAGATGCTGAATGCTGGAGTCAAGGCCGCTTTGGGACTAGCTGACATAGCTTCCATGCGGGAAGTCAAAGGCAATATGTCGGACCAGTCATTCGACAAGTTTGTTGAGAACCTGGGTCCGGTGGCTAAGGGGATTGCACTCAATCAGTGGATTGCCAACTCCAAAGACGCGGATATGTTGAAGTACAACATCGCGCAATACTTCACCGTGGACATGATTACCGACATGATCGGTCCAGAAGGTGTAGGCATTGAGACGTTCGACAATGACCCAAACACTCTGGTTCCTTCGCATCTCCCCGGAGAGGACACGTCGAATCTGAGCGCACATTCCCGGCTGGACCGGGCGAAATGGTATTGCGAGAGACTCAGAGTAGTAAACACCCCTGCTCAGTTGCTTAACGTGACACATATGCAGGAGAGAATGCTTCAGATGTTCACCCTCCAGCAAAAGATTCCGATTGACACTGAAAGCACGATGGAAAAGATCGGCATCCCTGACTATCAGGTTCGCCACGAAAAGTGGAAAGAGGAGCAGTTGGAAGATGCTATCTGGAAGCTCGAAGTCGAGAAGACGTTGCAGGAAAAGGCAAAGTCTCTTGGGATGGAGCAACCACAGCCTCCGCAGCCTGGGCAGGGTAAGGGCGGTGGAAGAAAGCAGACGGGGGCTAAACCCCAACAGGCTGCGCAAAAAGGTTCTCAATCAGGGCAGGTGAGAGTGGTTAACAAAAGCAGTTAAGGAGAAAAGATGGTCAACGTAGCGGGAACAGTTCCAACACTGGAAGATGAACTCGGTATTGATGTTGTGAAGTCAGAGCAGTTCGTCACATACCGGCAGACCATTGCGCTACGCAAGCCGGAGTGCGCGGGGGCGGCTCTGGCTTATCTCCAGCAGTGTTTGCATGAAGGAAAAGTTACCGGACGTGTGCTTTGTTTGAATATGAACCAAGGCGGTATCTGCCAGATTCAAACCGAGCAGACGGGAAAAATCAGGGCTGGGTCGGAGCTTGAAGAGTTGACCGATGAAGTTTTTTCTCAGAATACAGTTGACAAGAAAACGGTATCAGCGTAATAGTTGAATCACAAGAGATTCCAGATCACTTCCTTTGGAAGATTGTGACGGCCTCAAGCTAAACAGCTTGGGGCCGTTTTCTTTTGCCCCCACAAAATCCAAAGGAGAATCACCATGGCAAAGAGCAAAAAGCACGGCTTTACCGTCAAGGGCGTCAGCGAGCATGAAGGCAAGCGCAAGGGCAAGAAGCGCGGCAAGAAGGGTTCCAAGAAGTCCAGCAAGAAGTAACCGAGGCCATCATGGACCCGAACGCATCCCCTAATCCGCAAGCATCGGCTCCCCAACCAGGCGGGGCCGATGCTGCGTCACCTGACGCGAACCCCATCCAGTCAACCCTTGGAAAGATAGCCATGATGCTCAAGCAGATGGCGTCTCAGAACACTTCTATCCAAGACCCACTCAACCAGGCAGTACAAAACATCGTGCAAGCGATTCAGATGAGCGGACAGGCGCAAAGCGCCCCGCCACAGCAGCCGCAAGCACCTCCACAACAGTAACAAGGAGAATACGGTGAAAGTCGAAGACATTCTTGCAGCGCTTGGAGTACAAGTCGATCCCGCGAAGGCGTCCGTCATTCAGGAATGGAATGGCAAGTTGACCGCCTCTGAAACCGAAGCCCAGCAGCGCCTTGATGCCGCTCAGAAGAAGGTATCTGACGCAGAAGCTCTTGACCGCATCATCAATGAAAATATCCGCACCGCCGGTTTGACGGAAACCAGTGTGGCTCAGTTGCAGGCGAACAACGCCGCGCTGACCGCCGCCAATGCTCAACTGACAACGGCTGTCGAGTCGATCAGGAAGCAGGGTTTCACTGGCATCACGATTCCAGAACTTCCCAAGACGGCTACTCAAGTGCAGGCCGATCCGATGAAAGAACTCCAAGAAACCATTATGAAGGGTTTGACGAACGTGGGCCAAGCGTTTGATGAGACTGTCCGGTATCAGCGCGTTTTTGGATCGCCTATCCCGGAAGCTCCGTCAACCATTGCCGACCGCGCCGCCAAACTCCGTCTGTCCGTTCCTGACTACATGGAGCAGACGTATCATATCGGCGCAAAGGAAAAGGAAATTGCTGCCGCCTCCACTCAAAAAGGTTTGGATGATTATGCGGCAAAGAAGGTCGAAGAGTACAAGGCCGCGAATCCAGTGACATTCGGTAATCCCGATTTGAACGGCGGGCGTCCGTCGAACTATCCCAACATCCCCAAGCCCCGCGACGGAAAGAGTCTGCGGGAATTTTCGGCAATGTCGCCGATGCAGAAGATTCAAGACGCAAAAGCTCGCGTCACAAAGGAAGTTCAATCGCGGCAAAACGCCGCGTAGGAAAGGGTAACCTGAGATGAACGATCCACTTTACAATCAACGAGACGCGGTATCGCGGGAGATGGTCCGCAAAGGGACCGTCATCGACTGGTTCGGAACCAACTATCCACTGATGACTCTCCTGCGCGAAGCGGGAATCGTTGACTTGGACTTCCAAGGCACCGGCGTCAGGACTGCGGGCATTTACGACTTGGCTCACGGTTCATCGACGGAGCCGGGTGCGACCATCAACCCCACGCGCAAGCAGATGGTCACCGACACCAAGTACGATATCCGCTTCATGGAAGCCGACCTCGAAGTAGAGCGGACGGAATACGACCTCTACAACGCCGCCGGAGAAACGCAGATTGCCGATCAGGAGATGATTGACAACTACTGCATGACGCAACGGTTGGAGTCGATGGTTGAGATGCAGGCGTACCAGCACGGACAGTGGAACTCCGGTTCCTCGTTTGGTTCGTCCGCTGGCGTGGCGCAAGACCGGCATCGCGCGATCAACGGTTTCGATGAGCAGTTCAGCAACGGTGTCGATCCGGGTCCGTTCGGGAACTACTACCTCACGACCGGCGGCGTGACGCGCAATGGTGTGGTTGGGCAGGCGTTTAACTCGACCCCGTACTACTGCGGAACTCCGACTGGCGCGGCAGGGTCAATCAACTACTCACACTTCCTCTTGGCGAATGCCCGTCTCGGCACGCTGGGCGCAAAGGCGCGGGTTGGATTCACCAGCTTCTACGGATGGGGCGCAATCGCCCTGGCCTTCCGTCAGCAGTCTGTGGTCCTTCAGTTGGATGTGAAGGAGGGGACCGACTTCGGCTGGCCCTCGGTGGACTTCAACGGCATGAAGATTCATGCCGATCCTCTGGCTCCTTCTTCGGCGGCATGGCAGACACTTCCCGGCGGCAATCCGGGTGCATTCGGCACGGGAAGCTCAGCCAAGTTCTACGACGGCGCGGGCGGCACAACGCAGCTTGTTCCGTTCCTCACTCCGACGTTCAAGCTGAACGGAGCGAATATCGCCACTGGCGCTCTGTCTCCGACCGGCTCAAACATCCCGTCGAACACGACCATCAATCCGGGCGAAGTGCTTTACTTCCTTGACCCGCACGCGATGGTTGCTTTGAAGCCCAAGCCGGGTTCCGGTTGGACGATGACGTTCGATGAGAATCGCATCCCCAACAACATTTCTTCGAGCATCCGCTACTTGCGGTATGCGACAAACCTTTTCCCGGACCAGCCGACACACGGCATGATCCTGTACGGATTCAAGGGGGTTGGACAATAACATGGCACAGACTACAGCACAATCTTTCTTTCTTGGCCCGTTCGCGGTCTACACGTCGCCGACCGGGATGGCCGATGTGAATACCGGCATCCCGTATCTTGGCGGAACGCTCCACGAGGGCGACTACGTGGACCTGACGGCAGATGAAGCCGCGCAGTGGAATATTCAGTATGGCGCGAACCTCTATCCGGGGCGCTATCGCTTTGTCCGTGTCTCTCCGAACGCCACCTA